TTTATCTTAGAACAAAAATATGGCAATGATGGGTACGCTTTCTGGTTTAAGTTGTTAGAGATTTTAGGCAATACTGAGGGGCATTGTTTATATTTTAAAAATGGTGTTGATTGGGAATACCTGGAAGCTAAGACAAGACTACCTAAAGACAAGTGTAAAGAGATATTGGACTTACTTGCAGATATAAAAGCGATAGACAAGGAATTATGGGAAGAAGATAGAATTTGGAGTCAGAACTTCGTAGATAATATTAAGGATGCTTATAGGAATAGGCTGGTAGATATCCCCAATAGACCAGATAACTTACGTAAGAAATCCCATAGTAATAAGGATAACCTACGTAAGAAATCCATAGATGAAACTATATTAAAAGAAAAGAATAATATTAATGCTCCGACTAAAGCCGTAGCAAAGATAAATTTTAACTTCTCTACTAGGAAATGGGAAAATATAAAAACTGTAGATATTGAATTTTGGAAAGAGGCTTATCCGGCCTGTGATGTGGAACTTGAAATTAAGAGAGCCGGGGCATGGCTAGTGGCTAACCCTAAAAAGAAGAAATCTAATTACATGAAATTTATAACAGGGTGGCTATCAAGGAAACAGGATAGCGGTGGAAATATTAAATCAAATAAGATAGGTGGAGAAGGAAGGTCATACAAATATGTCTAGTCTTGGGATACATAGCGAAGAACTTGAACAAGCCATCCTTTACAGTCTCTTATGGTATAAGGAATTACAACCCAACATCCATAAGCTGGACGAAAATGACTTTTATAAAACATTTCACAGGGAAGTCTTTAGAGAGTTTAAGGCTATCCTCTCCAGAGAAGAAGAACTGATACCCGAAACTGTACCTCCTAAACTGGCAGGAGATCCTAAATTTTCAGGGGTACTCAATAAGAGACCAATGCAATATGAGTTTAAAGGTCTACACAAAAAGCTGGTAGACTATTCCGATATGAGGAAGATGCACCAGTTAGGACAGAAGTTACTATCGAAAACACAGGGAAACATCGAGCCTAAGTCAGTAAGGAATTGGGCTATAACAAAACTGGAAGAAGTCAAGGGTATAGAGATCGATAGCTTTAAAAACCAGAACGACAGGATTGATTCAGAATATGAGGAACTCTTAAACGATACTGGGAAGATAGTGCTTAAAACTGGTTACCCAAGTCTTGATAGAATAACGAATGGATTTTATAGGGCATCTTTGAATATAATTGCATCAGCTCAAAGCATGGGGAAAACTTCTTTTATGCTTAACCTTATAAGGAATCTATGCCATAAGCAGGGTAAGAGTGTATTGTTTATGCCATTGGAGATGGAGTTTAAGGAAGTCCACGCAAAAATGGTGTCTTTAATCTCAGGAGTAGATTTCAATAAGTCCATATTCGAAACAGAAAAACTTACGACAGATGAACTCAAAAGGATAAATAATGCAAGGGCAGAGATAGCCAAGTATAAGCTTTACCGTATAGGGGAAAAAGAGATTACGCCAGTAGACATAGAATTAAAGTTAAAAGAATTGGATGAGGTAGATATAATAATGGTGGATTATCTGCAACTTATGGAGCCTGTATCAAAGTATGGCAATATAAGGGAAAAGATAACTAATCTTTCAAGGGAGATGAAACTACTGGCTAGAAAGACAGGCATTCCGGTCGTGATTATTTCTAGTATCAATAGGGATTATTCTAAACGGGATGATAAAAAACCGAGGGTTACAGATTTGAGGGAATCGGGGCAGATTGAATATGACGCTGGTCTTATTCTGTTGCTCCATAGGGAGTGTATGTTTCGGGATGCAGACTATAAAGCAGGCGAGGATCCAGAAGAATTTGAAAAGATGATGGAATTGATAATTGCTAAAAACAGGTTTGGACAAGATGGTAAGATTATTAAATTTTATTTTGAGGGGAAAACTTCAAGATTATGTGAAAGTTGTTAGAGAGGGGTATACACCATGATAGAAGCAATGGCTGTTATCAACACTAGGAGAGAAGAAATTATTAGAGAGCTAGATAATTTAAGAATGGTGCAAGACAAGCAAGGGAAGTTAGGGCTCAAGCCAATCAAGAAGCTGGATGAGGTCTATGATGAATTGACGGACAGGTTAATTAAATTAACACAGGCAAGACAAATATTATTTGACTATATGCTAAAAGATGACCCAGTAATAAAAGATTAATTATGATAACCAACTTAAAAGTTAAATAGGAGGTATGGAATGAAGCTAAGTGATGATGAATTAAATGAAGTAGTAAGGTGTATTGATTTTGCAACAAATCAGATGCGGTTTTTGGGTAATGTCTATGAGTTACCAGAAAGACAGAATAAAGAAAAGTTTAAGTATGGCTATTTAAATTATTTGGTTGAATTGAGAAATAAAATAGTAGCACATAACAATAGGAGGTAGGGAGTGAAAGAACCTAAAGCTACTAAGGCAAAAGAAAAAGTTATTTTAAATGTATTGGTGGGTTCAAGAGCACATGGACTACATAACGAAAATTCAGATTATGATTATCGTGGAGTTTATATCCTACCGACTGAATTACATTTGGGTATATTCCCAATAAAAGATAACTGTATATGGATTGAGGGCAAAGAAGATAACACCGCTTGGGAATTAGGTAAATTCCTATTCCTTGCCACTAAATGCAACCCTACTATTTTGGAAGTATTTGAAGCATCAGTAATTGAAAGTACGGATGAGGGGGAAGCACTAAAAGCACAATTCTCTAGGGTGTGGAACTCTAAAGGTGTTAGGGATGCTTTTGTGGGATATGGGTTAAATCAGCGTAAAAAGTTTTTAGACAAAAAAGACAGTAGACCGCACAAGTATGCTACTGCCTATTTGCGAACCCTAGTCCAGGCTTATTATCTGCTAACATTTAACAAGCTAATAATCAACATGGAAGATACCGAAGAATTTAAAACCTTGAAAAGATTTAAAGCTGGACAATATGAAATGGGGGAAGTTATGCAGAAAACCTATGATTGGGAAAATAAAGTCAGGGAGGCATACGACCATAATCCAGACAAGCGAACCGATATAGAACAACTAAATGCTTTTTTGGTGAAGATAAGAAAAAGGAATTTTAAATGAGTAAGAAATTTTATACAGCAGATTTACATTTTGAACACGAAAGAATAATCGAGCTTGCCTATAGACCATTTAAAACGATAGAGAAAATGCATGAAGCATTAATTACTAATTGGAATAACAAGGTGGGTCAAAATGATTTGGTTTATATTATTGGGGATTTTTGTTTTGGGAATACCGCAAACTACGAAAAATATACAAGTCAGCTAAATGGACAGAAGTACCTCATATTGGGTAATCACGATAGACCGCACCCTAAAGGATTTATTAATGTTTCTAATTATCACACAGTCAGGGATGGAGATTATAGGGTGCTTATGTTCCATTGGGCTATTGAGTGTTGGCAGGGAAGATGGGCTAAAGATAAACCAGAAAAGACAGTCATACATTTACATGGACATTCACACGGGTTACTGGAAAACATACTACCTAACAGATATGACGTAGGTGTTGATGTTTGGAATTATGAGCCAGTAACTCTTGAAGAAATCCTAATAGGTAATAGGCATAAATATATTAATTTTAACTGCGACCTTAAAGGGCAATTATGTTGGCAATACGTGGCTATGGTTAATGGCTGTGAAATAGAAGAAGAAATAATAAAAGTATGTAGGAAATGTAAACATTACAAAGGTGATACCAAATGAAATATAAACTATCAGTAATAATATTAATCCTAATCCTACTCTCTTTATCCGGCTGTACCAATCCAGTAAACCAGGACTTAAAAGAACAGGTAGAACTCCTATCATTCCAACTAGGTGCTTTAGAGATAGCCAACAAGGATTTACGCTTAGACCTTGCAGACGAGAAGCTGGAAAACATCAGGCTACAGGCACACGAACAAGCCTACTCCGATATGATAGAGATACTAAAATATAACCTTACTTACGAATGGTACTTGCAGGAACGTATGACAAGCTACGGTATAAGCTATCCTGAAAATATAGTTGAGGCAATTATGCAAGATTTAATTAATGAGGGAGTTGAATGAAAGTATTACTCATAGACATAGATTCTAAGATTCCCAATCTTGCTTTACATAAGATCGCCAAGTACCACACTGATAAGGGCGATACTGTTGAATGGAACTTACCACTATACAGACCATTAGCAGATCAGGTTTATGTGTCTTGTGTCTTTGAGAAGAACAAAGGCAAGTGCTACGACTATGAAGATGATCCCAAATGTTTAATCGGTGGTAGTGGATATAGTTTAGATATTGAACTGCCTGAAGAAATAGAAAATATTAATCCAAAGCTAAATTTGGGTTTTACCACAAGAGGTTGTATTCGTAATTGTAAGTTTTGTATCGTACCACAAAAAGAGGGCAAGATTAGACCAGTTGGTGATCTGGTGGATTTATGGGATGGTAAGTCTAAAGATATAACATTACTTGATAACAACATACTGGCACTCCCAGACCATTTCAAAGCTATGTGCAGGCAGGCAAGGGATATAGATGTAAGACTTGATTTTAACCAGGGTTTAGATTGTAGATTAATGACTGAAGAGATTGCATGGCAGTTAGATCATATCAAATACCAAGAATTACATTTTGCGTGGGATGACTTATCTTACGAAAAAGATGTCATAAAAACGATAGACCTTATGGGTGAGAAAAGATGCACATGGCTTGTTCTCGTAGGCTTTGATACTACACTTGAAGAAGATTTATACCGAGTTAGTTATCTTAAATCCAGAAACCAAAATGCTTATGTAATGAGGTATAACGGTAAGACAAATAAGGAACTTACTGCCCTTTCCAGATGGGTCAATAACAGGGTATGGTTTCAGGCTATTACATGGGATCAGTTTTTAGAAAGGAACTACCCCAATCTATCAATCAATAATTACAAATAGGAGGACTAATGGACACATATTACCCTAAGAGCTACGCACTACAAGACAAAATAACTACCTACCTGGATGATAAGCTGGATGAGATAGAACGATGCCCAGAGGATAAAGAGAAGATAATGGCAGAGGTAGAGAAGAATGTACCTGAAGATGATTATGAAGAATTTAAAAGAGATATAGGAGAGATGTTATGAGTATTAAGCCAGAACTATTAAGGTTGATGGACACGATAAAAGGACTTGATGATAAATGTAATGAGATATGGAGTAAGTCCGAAGAATTACATCAAGCTATCAATGAAACCAAACTAGAATTACACGAAATTATAAGTTTTCAAAAGGAACAATCATGACATTAACAAAAGAACAAATAGAGCAAAATAATCATATTCCGATAGATGAAATGTTAACCGACATAGCTGATACAGAAAGAGAGATTAAAGACTTTCAAGACGAAAAGGATATCCTAATGCGGAATCCTGTTGATAACAAAGTCAGGATTTATATGCTTGAGGGCAAAATCTCACAGCGGGAAGAATTTGTGAATAAGCTTAATCAAATTCTTGAGTATAGACATGGTGGAGGTAAAGATGAAGTATAGAAAAAAGCCAGTAGTTGTTGAGGCTTTTAAGGTAGGAGATGAAGCTCCCATTTGGTTTATAAAGGCATATAACAGGGGGCTGGCTTATCGTAACGAAGTTTATTATAACGAATATGGTTCGCTTACAATCAAAACTATTGAGGGAGATATGAAAGCAAGTTTAGGTGATTGGATTATTCAAGGTGTTGATGGGGAAATTTATCCCTGCAAACCAGATATATTTGAAAAAACCTACGAACTTTTAGGAGAGGGCTAATGGACCCATTCTACCCCCCAAGCTACGCACTACAAGACAAAATAACTACCTACCTGGATGATAAGCTGGATGAGATAGAACGATGCCCAGAGGATAAAGAGAAGATAATGGCAGAGGTAGAAAAGAACGTACCTGAAGAAGATTATGAGCAGTTTAAGAGAGATGTAAAGGAGATGTTATGAGAGAGATAAAATTTAGAGTATGGGATAAAAATAAAGAGGTTATGGTTATTGAACCCGGCTTTATCCAATTTTCAGGCGAACCCAAAAGGGAATTGGCAGTTTACCACGAAGATATACGTGAATGGGAAGAAGAAGGTTTAGCTTTAATGCAATTCACGGGACTTCACGATAAAAATTCTAAAGAGATATATGAGGGGGATATAGTAAGTGTATGTACATGGATAGATTGGAAAACCAATAAAAGTAGACGCTGGAAAAGGGGGCGAGAAGTAGTTTGATTTAAGGACGAGTGTAGGTTTAGTTTAAAGAACGAAGATGGAGAGACCGATATATGGAATTTGTTTGGGACACAAGGGTACGAAGTAATTGGCAACATATATGAAAACCCTGAATTACTAAAGGAGCAATCATGACTGAAAAGAAATATGTAGTGAGCGAGAGTAAAAGAAAAGAACTTGAAAAGATATTAGACCAACTTACCAAAACTAGGGGGTATGGTAAAAATTTATTGGATGAATTATGGCAATCTAAACAGCCAGTACAGGATATTCCACAGACAGGTAAAGTTATATCCGAGGGTTGGGTATGCGTAGACCATGAATATGGACATGATATTGTAGCAATAGGGGAAGACAATTTTGAAACCTGTTCGCAGATTGAATATTTAATAAAGCAGATAAAAAAATACTCAGGCAAAAAAGTAAAACTAATATTGGAGGTATGCGATGAATGAATATGCTGTTGCTGACTTGAAAGAATATTTAAAAGCTTTAGAAGATGATTTTAAACAATGTCCAGAGTTTTATTTATCAGAAGATATCGAAGAACATAATGCAAAAGTTGCTGATGTTAAATCCGCAATAGACAAACTATCCGAACCAAAGCAATCTGATATAGAAGAAGTAGTTATAAATTTACAGGATGCTGGAATAATACCATTGGATATATCTAAGGAGAAAGTAGAGTTTATGGTCAGGCAGGTGTCTAAACTCAATCCAGGTAAGACCTTAAACAAGGATAATGTGAGGGAGATAGTAAAAAACTGGTTTAGGGAAATGTGGTATCTCGGTAGAGAAAATGCAGAGTATGGAGGCTATGATATAGAAAAAGCGACCAATGAACTCTCTACCCTAATAGAACAGCAGACAGTACCAGAGGATATACCCAAGACCATAGAATTAAAAGTAAAGTGGATTGTAGATAATCTAATTGAAGCTGTTTACCTGAAGCAGTTGATAGACCCTGCAAGAAGAAAAGCAGTCCAATCCCTACTTAAATTATATAGGGGAGAGGTTGTAGCAAGTGGGAAGATAACTGGATTTTTTCAATATGGAGATAGGGTTATTGCACATACGGATAAATTGGGTGATGTATTTATAGGCAAAGCCACAGCGGTTGATATAGGTCAAGAAATAGAAATAACCATAAGACATAAAGGAGGTATGTGATGACAGTAAAGACCAAGAAGAAGCCAAAGAAGAAAACACTTAGGAATAAGGCTGATGCCCTATTTAGTAAGATCATACGTTCTAAAGGCTACTGTGAATGGTGCGGTCAGGAATATGGGCAAATGCAGACACATCACATAATTGGTAGAAAGAATATGCGTCTAAGATATGACTTAATGAATGGAATTTGTCTTGATCCTGAGTGCCATAAGTTTAATATGAAATCAGCGCATGAAGATAGCCAGGGCTTTATGGAATGGTTACAATTACATGACTTAAAGAGATATCAATATCTGGATAAAGCCAAACATGAAACAGTAACCACTACAGTCGAATGGTATCAGGATAATATTAAAAGGCTGAAAGGGATATATGAAAGAATACATAATCAGGCTTGAAGATAACACTGTAAGACAACATAAGCTGGTAGCCAAAACTCTAAGGGCGCTGGCCAAAGAGATTGGAGGGGAATATTACACTAAGGAAAATTATATCAATCCAAAGCGCTTAACGCTATCCAGGGTAAATGCTTTAGGCAAAGAACAATACAGCGAGGGGATAAATGTTAAAAGATGATTTCGATAAGTCCTATGAACTCCTATGTGATAAGATTTATAAATGTGATGGGTACAGCTACGACGAGAACGTCCAGGGCAGTAAGAAGAACCCAGAGCTTATAAGGCATGACCTACTGGAGCTAAAGGTAAAGATAGACGGGCATTTTAAATTTTACATAAGGCAGATATATAGGCATCTTGATATAAGGGAGTATGAGTAAGACATTGACATAACATATACGTTTGTTCTAAAATGTATGCAAGGGAGGGCTCATTGTCTCTAAATTTATAAGGCCATTGTAACAGGTGGTATTTTTTTATGGAAATCAAAAAACTTACAGTAGAAGAAATACAAGAATTAAACGTCCATGCTGCACAGCGTATGATAGCAGGCAATACTACAATACTGGCAGATATCGGTAATGAGCTTTTTACAGCAACTAAGGAATTAGGGGAAGCGCAGATAAAGGTGATACAGCTAAAGCATTATAAGGATAGCGTAACTGAGCAGAACAGGGCATTAAAGAGTGTGATTAGTGGTGGGTAACGACACTGAAAAAACAGATGTAAAAACAGATAAGCCGTGGTTATTTAAACCTGGGGAAAGCGGTAATCCTGACGGTAGGCCTAAAGGCCAAAAAAACTATCTTACCCTAATAGAAGAAGCGCTAGAGAAGGAGGCTAAAAAAACTGGCATAACCTACTGGGAGCAGTTAGCAAAATGGAGCTTTGTAAATCCACAGATGGCCATAGCAGTGTTAAAGAAGTTTGTACCCGATAAACAGCATACCGAGATATCAGGCGATGAGCCATTAAAAATAATCATAGAAGATGCAGATAAAGAAAGCGAAAGTAACTAAGGTCTACAGGTGGCTAGAGAATACACAATCCAGGATAAACGTCCTAAGGGGCGGTACAGGGTCTAGTAAGTCCTATTCAATGGCACAGTACTTTATCCTAAATAAGCTGGTAAAGGGTGATAGGACGGTAAATGTAATAGCACGTAAGACGCTACCGGCATTAAAGAAGACAGCATATAAGCTGGTAATGGATCTAATCAAGGAATACCAGATACCGTATAATCTGAATAAGACTGACCTTGAGCTTACGATAGGCAGCAACACCTGTTATTTTATGAGCGTGGATGACCCGGACAAGATAGCATCATTGCAGACTGACAATATTTGGCTTGAAGAGGCCGTAGACTTTACAAAGGATGACTGGCAACAGTTCAATCTCCGTATGTCAAATCAGATGTATATGACCTTTAACCCGGTAAGCGCTATGCACTGGATAAAGTCAGACCTTATAGATTCCGGGATACATGACCTTACAGAGAACGTATCTACCTATAAGGATAATCCATTCCTGCCGAAAGCAAGGATAAGGGAAATTGAAAACCTTATAAAGCAGGACCAGAACTATTACAACATTTATGCTTTAGGCCTGTGGGGCGTACTCAAAAATATCATCTACAACTTCCCCGTAGTGGAGGTGCCCGGCAAAGAAACAGGCGGATGGGATGATATCATATACGGTCTGGACTTTGGGTATAACAATCCAAGTGCATTAGTCAAGGTCTACATAAAAGACGGGATGGCTACCGGGAGGGAACTGCTTTACGAATCAGGCCTTACAAATACCAGGCTCATAGAAGAAGTAAATAAAGTCGTACCGGTGCATAACCGCTCAAGAGATATGTATGCAGACAGCGCAGAGCCTGCAAGGATAAGCGAGTTCTACCAGGCAGGGTACAACATAAAGCCTGCTGATAAGAGCGTAAAGGACGGCATAGATACCTGTAAGACGAGGGTAATAGGGATAACCAAAGACAGCCCTAACCTTATAAAAGAGGCAAGGACTTACAAGTATAAGGAAGATAAGGACGGCAATGTTTTAGAAGACCCCGTACCGTTCAATGACCATCTTCTCGATAGTTTGCGCTACGCTACGCACACTTACTTAAAACAGGGTAAACCTGAAATATATATAATGGGAGGCGATTGATGAAATGCTTATATTGTGAATTCGAAGAGTTAGAAGAAGAGGGGTACTACCCCAATGGAAGAAGAGACGGTTCATTATTGATGAAATGTGTTAGATGTGGGATGAGGATGTCCTTATTTAGATTGACAAAAATAAAATCCTAAAGGAAGAATATGGCAATATTCCAAGATAAGTTTATAGATTTTCTGGACAGGTATGTCTGGAGAGTCAAACAGAATACCGATGTCGAAAAGCGTATAAACGATGTCATCATACAGCCGTGGCAGGAAAAGTACGGCGTTGAAAAGCCTGTTGATATCGAGACATACGGCAAAGTCTACACCGCCAATGAGTGGGTATATATCTGCGTCAATACGATAGCAGAGGCCTCCAATGATGTCGACCTTATAGTTGAAGAAAAGAAGAAAATCAAAGGTGAGACGGTATGGGAAAAGGTAACCGATACTGACCATCCGATATACCAACTGTTTGACAGGGTAAATGAGCAGACTACCGAGGCAGAGTTTAAGGAGCTTACCCTATCAGCATTGAGCCTGCAGGGAAACGCTTACTGGTGGATAGTCTATGATACTCTAGGGATACCGAGACAGCTGTACTTTTTAAGGCCGGACTGGATGACAGTTATCCCCACTAAAGAGGGTATGGTAAAAGGTTATGAGTTCAGCAATGGCAACACTAGAGAATACTTTGAAAAAGAAGAGATACTTCACATAAAGACATACGACCCCCGTTCATACTTCTATGGCCTATCCCCCATTGCTGCAGCCCGTACTACGGTAATAGCCGATATATATGCTAAGACTTACCAGAAGAACTTCTTTGCAAACTCTTCACGACCAGGCGGACTTTTAAAGACTGACCAGCTACTCTCACGGCCGGATATAAAGAGCATAGAGAAGCGGTGGGAGAAAGCGCACAAAGGACCGAAGCAGGCATTTAAGACTGCCATAATGACAGGCGGACTTGAGTATCAATCAATAGCGATGTCAGCCAAAGACTCTGCTTTTATCGAACAGCTCAAGAACTTCCGTGAGACAATACTGGGAATATTCAGGATGCCCCCTGCTATGGTAAACCTATACGAGTATGCTAACTATGCCAATGCAGAGGCCCAGAGGAAGATCTTCTGGACTGATGTGATGACTAAAAAGCTGGGCCGTATCTCAAGCTATGTAAATGAGTTTTTAATCCAGCCGGTCTGGGGAGGCCAGTACAGGGTAGCTTATGATTATTCAGGCATCGAGGTATTGCAGGAAAGCCTTGACCAGAAGTTAGAGCGTATTGTAAAGGCAGTAGGTCTAGGTATGCTATCCCCGAATCAGGGCAGTGAGATGATGGGCTGGCCTTTAGGTGATAGCGCAGGGGATAAAAGATTTATGCCATTCAACCTGCTGGCAATAGGCAGTACTCCTGTTGAGAAGTCGTTAAAAAAAAAGTCATTAGAGACTGAGGCAGCAGTAAAACTGGCCCAGACACGGGAGCAGGGCATTAACACGGTAAGGGCAAACTACAACAGCGCACTATCAGATATGTTTGTAGACCAGGGCAGTAAAGTAGCAAGCCTTGTAAGAGAGGAAAACACAGTAAAGCAGGATGAGCCTATCAAGAATTTGGACGCTGAGAGGATATGGGCAAAGGGCAACTTCTCAATAATGATAGCAGATATATCAGCTTACTTTATAGGGGCGTCGATGATGGTGGGGATAGATACGGCAAGGAGGCTTTCGGAAACGGACATACCATTTGACTTAGACAGTCCGAAACTCGCCCCGGTAAAAGAGGCTATGCTGGAAAAACTTACCAGCCTGTCAGATAAGACCTCTAAGGAGGACTTGCGGAAACTACTCAGCACAGCATTTGATGAGCATAAAACCGTAAATGAAGTTACAAGGGAAATCAAGGATAAATGGAAACAATACTCTACCTATAGGGCCGAGAGGATAGCACGTACTGAATGTGCCAATGCCTATGGTGAGGGTAGTTATAGATATTATCAGGAGACCGGGATTAAAGAGAAAAGGTGGCTTACAGTAGGGGACGATAGGGTGGCAGATATATGCTACTCAAATGAAGGCCAAGGCTGGATTCCCATAGAGGAAAGTTTTAATACCGGGGTAGAGCATGAACCTAATCATGTCAATTGCAGATGCAGTGTAATTTATAAATAGGAGAGGATATGAAAAAACTAAATAAATTCTTTTTAGCGGACTTACATACTAAAGGGAAAACCGAGGGTACGATTGAGGGTATTGCCTCAACGTGGAATAAAGACTTAGGCGGAGACCAGATACAGTACGGGGCATTTTCAGACACGATAGAAACCTTTATGAATAATCCCGTAATGCTGTTCTCGCACCAGATGGATAAGCCTATAGGCAAATGGACAGGGCTTGTAGAGACCGATAAGGGGCTTGAAGTAAAGGGTAAGATAAATACTAATACAGCACTGGGTAAGGACACATTCGAGCTTATAAAATCCAATGACCTTAAAGGGCTATCGATAGGGTATTCGGTACAGGACAGCGAAGCCGTAGGGGATACCAATGTACTGAAGAAACTGGACTTATGGGAGATATCGATTGTATCAATACCAATGAACCAACAGGCATGGCTTACAGGTGCCAAGATGTTTGAGAGTGAACCAGACGACACATTCAAGCATGATGACAAAGACCTTGATTTTGATAAGCTGGCAGTAGACATGGCTGATATATTCAGGTTCTCAGAAAAGAGGCAGGAAGATTTTGACCACTTATCAAAGCACTACAAAAAGCTGGATAAGAAACTGCCTGAATTCGAGGGGGATATAGAGGACGTAAAATTTAAGGATGTCGTCTGGAATGAGGACGAGAAATACATACTGGAATTGACAAGGTTTAAAAATAATGTTATAAGTATATCCGATATAGTTAAGCACTGGCAGAAAGTTGACAGGGAACTACCTGAAGACGATCTGAAAGTCCTTAACGAACTACTTGCCGGGAAGTTCAATTCCATAGGCAAAGAACTTGAAGCGATCCAGCTTCGTAAGGTTCAATCAATCAATAAACTATCGGAACGTGTTGAAGCGTTGTCTAAAGCTAATACTGACCGCAAGGTTAAAATGCTTGATAGCGTGGATACGATAATAAAAGAAGCGTTGTATAAAGCAACGGGAAAGAGGATTTAATGGAAAGATTAAAAGAACTTTTAGAAAAAATGAAAACTGGGGAACTGACCGAGGACGAGCAGAAAGAGTTTGACGAGTTAATGGAAAAACTTGAAGTCAAAGAAGAGAAGAAAGAGGATAAGTCAGATGACGACCTGCTTGCTAAAATCCAGTCCACAGTAGATGAAGCGGTTAAGAAACTTACAGAACCTGTAAAGAATAAGACCGTAAATTTCAATACGTCAGGAAGAGATAAGGAAGATTACGAAAAGGATTATGCCCCTGTTAAACTAACCAAGATAAACCCATACGGGAGCGGTAAAGTCGTACATGACTTTAAGCATAAACATGGTAAGTTTGCTGGGATAAAGCAGTCCGATGTAGTCTTTGCAAAAAGGGCAGTTGAGGCTTTCAGTAGAAAAGGGCTTACCGATATAAGGGTATCCGATGAACTGGAAAAGGCAGCCAACATGACCAGTACAGGTTCAGGCTCCGGGGACGAATGGGTACCGTCTGATTTGGACAGCATGCTCTGGGAAGAGTGGGTAAAAGTTTCCAGAGTAGCACAGATGTTCAGGATAGACGAGATGCCTACGCAGCCTTATGACTTGCCGATAAAGACAAGCGACATAACATTTTACAAGACTTCCGAGGATGCCAATATAACAGGGTCAGCCCTGGGTACTGGATACGGAAGGCTGGATGCCTGCAAAATGGCTGGTAAGATGATATTCACTTATGAGATAGACGAAGATTCTATCCTTTCAATGGCTGGTGAGATAAGGAACAGTATCGGCATATCGGCTGCAGCTGCAATCGATGATGCCATACTTAACGGTGATACCACTACTGGTACATCCAATATCAACCTGTCTGGCGGTACTATATCGACTAGCGATTTGGTACTCTGCTTTAACGGCCTGCGTCATGCTGCACTGGTAGATAATACCAGCATGGCATCTGACTTAGGTACGCTGGCAGTAGCAGACTTTAATACCATGCTGGCCCTTATGGGTAAGTACAATACCATGACCTCTAATCTGGTAGCGTTCTTTGACCCATATGTAAATGCCAAGATGGTAGGACTGACAGGTCTGGTAAGCGTATCTGATTACGGAGCTGGCGCTACAATCCATACTGGCGAGGTAGGGTCTATATTTAATATAGCCTGCATACCTACAGAGGAACTGGTTAAAGCCAATTCCAGCGGATGGGTAGACAATAGCTCAGGCAGTAATACCAAAGGACAGATAGTGCTGGTCCATAAACCAAGCTGGAGAGGTGGCTATCGTAGGAGACTGTTAATCGAAGCCGATAAGGATATCGAGACACAGGAACTTAAACTGGTAGCTTCCATGAGGTTTGCTTTCGTAGGTTACGGAGACCAGGGCGACTTGAGCGCACAAACGCATACAATTGTTGGGTATAACGTAACAGTTTAAAGTTAAAAGGAGGCGATTATTAATTTAGGTTTAGGGGAAGTTCGATACGCCTCCTGCTTCCCCTAATTACATTAGGAGCATGAAATGGGTAGAAGAGATGGTTCAGGCGGAGGAAATGGTGGAAACAGGAATACAAACCCCTGCCCCAGCGGAGGGCCGGGACGTGGACAAGGCGGTGGCCGTGGTGGAGGCCGTAACAGATAATTGTTCTATCTGCGAGAAGCTAAAATCTAAAGACATATACCATGATAGCGAGAAGTGGAAGATTGTTAAGTCCGATAATGGGCCTATGGTCATCTGGAAAAGACATTCAGGTATGGTAGATTGTGATACCTGTCTACTCTGGGTACAGCTTCAATGCAGGAACTTATTCGGCAAGGATTGTATCTACCAGTATGATATGCCGGAGCTTATGAAACATTTTCATTTTTATATCAAGGAGGCGGAACTTGAAAGTAATGTTCTTTGAAATGGTAGATAGTGCATCAGGCTACTACAGGATGATATTACCTAATAATGAGCTTATAAAGAACGGCATACCCGTTGTTACTATGGCAGGACTTAGAAAGACTTTCAGAGACCAGAAGAAATTTCACGATATGTCTGAACGATATCTAAAGTCCGCTGATGTGGTGGTTATGGAGATGCCTGCTAAGATGGGGCTTGAGCCTATTCTGGAGTGGAGTAACTTTGCCAATATCCCTGTATTAATAGAAGCAGACGATATGGCAGATAAGACTACCGACTGGATAAATAAGGCTTCCGGCAACAGGGCTAAAGATGTCTGGTTACAGAGGTCGTATTTATGGAATAAGGCAGACGGATTTATATGTTCTACTAAGTATCTATCGGATTATTACGGGGGCAAGTTTAACAAGCCTGCTGTTACCTTTATGAACCAACTGGACTTTGACAGCCCACGGTGGGATGTAGAGAAGAAGAAACATGAGGGTATTGTAATAGGATTTATGGGGAGCCAGTCCCACAGGCCGGATGTACTGATTGCCAAAGATGCAATTTTAAAGATACTGGATGAGTACCCTGCAGTTAAGTTTAAATTTGTAGGTTTCCATTCAGGGGATATCATACATGACAGGGTAGAGTATATCGAATCTTCTAAACACGGTAACAGGGAACTCAACAAAATGGCAGGGTTTTTTGAGCTTTACGAATATCCGCTGTTTATGGACTGGGATATAGGGATAATACCACTGCTTGATAATGAGTTTAATCGGGCCAAGAGTGATATAAAGTTTTTAGAGTATTCAAGGCTTAAGGTCCCGGCTGTTATATCTAAGGTCTCAACCTATCATACGGTAACTGATAAAGAGACAGGGGTACTGGTAACAGATAATAAATGGTATGAGGGATTGAAGTATTTAATCGATAGGCCAAAGAAGCGCAAAGAGATTGCGGAAAAGGCTTTTGAGTATGTCAGGGATAGACGGAATATAAAGGATCACTGGTCTAAGTATGAGCGTATTCTACAGCAGGCCATAGCACGTAAAGGGCCAAGACGTAAACCTAATACATTATCGATAGTAAAGAATGGGAGGGTCTACGCTTGAAAGTAGTATATCCGAATGATGACTGGATACTTGAGAAGATCGGCAAAGAACTTTTAAAAGCAGATTTGCCTGAAACAGATATTACCTACTACATAAACTGGATTTACTGGAAGCATTTTAACGGCTGTCAAAAGTCTAACATGGATATAGTTTTCTTTACACATTTTGACGAGTTAAGCGATAGGACTATTTTAGATAAGGCTGATTATATTTTCTGTATGTCAGATCACGGTAGGAAAGAGCTTATCCGCAATTTAGTACCAGAAGATAAGATACGGGTAATCGGAGGATTCGGTATATTGGTAGAGCAGAGAAAAATAAGGCTAGGCGTATCTGGTAGGCCTTACGGCACAGGAAGAAAAGGACAGGGTATAATCGCCAGGCTGTATGTTGAACTTAATAAAGATATCTTTGAGTTTGTTTTTATAAAGGATTGGAAGCTAGGTTTTGGCATAGTATCAGATAACTTTTTTGATGATATTGATTATCTGCTTATAACCTCGACAGCGGAGGGTGGCCCAATGGATGTCTTAAATGCTAAGAGTTTAAACATCCCGGTTATCTCAAGAGACATCGGGTTTATGGTAGACCTAAAAGATGAGGACGATATTATCTATGAAAGTTACGATGTTTTGGTACATAAGCTAAAACAACTTGAGGATAAGGTTTCACAAAGGAAGGATTTACTGTCAGTACATACATGGGATAATTTTAGGAATTGGCATAAGGAGGCGTTTGATGGAATTGATTGAAACTAAAAATTATAACGGGCAGCCTGCTAAATTTTACATAAGGCCCGGAACGAACGACACTGAAATAATAGATGATGTCAGGGTAAGGAACTTTTATCTTGATAAAGGGTTCGGTGTATTTGAGTACGGGGATATCGTAATCGACATAGGGGCGCATATAGGGGCATTTTCTATCGAATGCGCAATCAGGAAAGCTACGGTACTGTCCTTTGAACCAGAGCCTAAAAACTTTGCAATACTAAAAAAGAATATAGAAGCTAATGAATTTGGGAATATAATATCAGCCTATAATACCGCAGTATCAGATACGAGGGGAACTGCTTTGCTATACAAGGATAAGACTAATCCCGGAAGCCATAGCCTGATAGAAGATTGCATAGACAACGGTATTGGCGGATCTGAACTTGTAGAGATCACGACACTTGATGATATTCTTAAAGATTATCTCTGGGTAAAGCTAATAAAACTTGATTGCGAGGGGGCTGAATACAGGATACTTGAGAGTTCTAAATTGGATAAGGTTGAAAAGATAGTCTGTGAACTACATGACGGAAGCAAGAATGACGGCCTTGTAAATCATCTTGAGGATTGCGGATTTGAGGTAACATGGCATTTTGGCAAAAGACTGGGGAAGTTACAGGGTGTTAAGAAAAATAAAATATGATGGTACTAAGCCGATCTATCTGGATGTAGGGTGTAAGGATAAAAAGAAAGCCGGATATATCGGATTGGATATCCTTAACTTTGGACAAGAGATCGTCTGGGATGTGAGGGGCGGATTGCCTTTCCTTGATAATTCTGTAAGCGGAATTTACTGTAGCCACTTTTTAGAACATTTAGAGAACAGGGACATAGGGGATTTATTTATCGAGCTTCATAGGATTTCAAAGAACGGGACCGAGATAGATATAAGGACTCCACATTCAGATAATACCGAAGCGTACTTTGCCTGTCATTTAAGTTTATGGAATGAAGCAAGGATTAACGGGATATTAAAAGGACTTGCAGGGCTATGCAGGTTTAAAATCAAAATACTTGAAAAACAGAATAATGAATTAGTTTCAACCTTGATTGTAGAAAAGGACGTACAATGAATGTTGTTGTCTACACAGCAATAACGGGGGCAAAGGACACATTAAAAGATGACCAGTTTGATGATGGCAGCGATTATATATGTTTTACCGATAACGGGGAGATAGCCTCTGATACCTGGACGATAAAGCCTGCATGTAATCTGTTTACTGACGCTAACAGGAATGCAAAGATACACAAAGTCCTGTCACATCAATATGTCGGGGATTACGATTACAGTATATGGATAGATGGAAATATCAACCTTATATGTTCGCCTGTTGAGCTTATAAAAAAATATCTCAAGAGAGATGATATTGCGGTCTTTGGGCATTTTCAGAAAAGGAACGGCATATACGAGGAAGCAGATATATGTATAAGGCAGAACTTAGATAGCAATGAAGTGATACTTGAGCAGATGTCGGTTTACAAGGAAAGGAATTATCCTAAAAATAACGGGCTGTTTGAATGTACCATAATACTACGAAAGCATACTAAGAAAATAGAAAGGATCAATAATTGGTGGTGGGCTGAAATATGCAGGCATTCCAAAAGGGATCAGTTAAGTTTTAATTATGTACTGCATAACCTGAAGATAAAACCTCAGGTGCTACAGGGTGATATCCATAAGAATGATTATTTCCTGCGGACACCACACGATGGACACATGATAGGCAGTATGGGGTCGGCATTACAGAATACAAAATATAAATTTAAAGGCCATCCAAAAGTATCGATAATAGTATTGGTGAGAAATGAGCTTGAATATATAAAGAAGTGCTTTAATTCGCTTTATAAAAATACTTCTAACTATGAGCTTATAGTAGTAGATAACGGGGCAGGAGAAGCTACTAAGGGATATCTTGAAAGCCTAAAGCAATTTGATTTAAAGCTCATAAAGAATAAAGAGAATAAGGGATTCCCTTATGGATGTAATCAGGCTATAAAGATAGCGAGTTCTGACTATATATGTTTTCTAAACTCCGATACTGTAGTAACTCCGGGCTGGCTGGACAAGCTCATGTTCCCATTCAGGAATAAAAAGGATTGCGGTATAACAGGTCCCTCTACTTCCCTTTGTGGAGGAAATCAATGCATAAGGGCGCTTACCAATCAAAGATATAAGATGTCTGTAGAGGAAATAAATGCTGTAGCTGATAGACTGTCAGGAGATTGTATCCATTACGATGTAATGGGGTTTTGTTTTGTAACTCGGAAAGAACTGTTTGATATAGCTGGAGGATTCGATTACAAAAAATTTAAGCTGGGATGTACCGAAGAACGGGAATGGATATGGCGAGCCAAGATACTGGGTAAATGTAAGTCTTACTGGGTTAAAGATGCCTATGTCCATCACTATGGGCATATAGCATTTGACGAGTTGGGGATAGATATTGAAACTTATAATAAGGAAGCCAGGGCGCAATGGGAAAGTATTAAAGATACCGTCAAACCTGAATTTGTAGAAAATGATGTACCGGCGCCTAGATATAAAATGGTATTAAAAACAGATATCAAAAGTGAACCTCCTAAAAAGATAATTGATACCGATAATGTCTATATAAAATACAAGGGGAAAAAACCTTATAATTATTCAAAGGTCGGAACATTCGTGCAAGATGAAATAAAGATAATATTGGGGATACATGCAAAACATCTTTTAGCAGTCAGACCTGATTTATTTATAAAGGAGAATTAAATGACAGATGTACAGGATAAAACAATAGTAACTCTAGCAGAGATGCGGAGCCACTTAAATATATCGGACGACAATGATACATCTATGGACGCAGAGCTTATCTATCTGCTGGATGATATCTGCGCTTTGTTATCAGAGGAACTTTCACTTGACCAGATAATAGATAAGACCTATACAGAATCCTATGACGGTGATGGCACTACTACGCTGTTTGTCGACCATAAGCCTATAGTGTCAGTTACGAGCCTTGCCATAGATGACATATCGGCAGGCACGGAAAATACTGATTATTTTGTCTATCTAAAAGAAGGATATATACAACTGTACGGATACAAGTTTAACGGTGGATTTAAAAACATTGATATAGTCTATAAGGCAGGCTATGGGGCAGCAAGGGCAAACGTACCCCGGCCACTGGCTTTAGCTTTAAAGAAATGGGTTGCCGCAGTCTATAAAGGCGAGATAGTGGATTACTCCCAGAGGTTTGAAGAAGGGGCTTATGTGAATCTGGCAAAAGGATATATGCCCCCTGATGTAAAAGCAATCTTAGGCAAATATAAAAGAGTGGAGTTCGGTTCGGTATGATAAGCATATCCTATCAATTTAGTTCAGATTACCAGAGGTACTTTAATAACTACCCGTCGCTGTACGAGAGCTTTAAGCAGAGAGCCGCTAAGAGGATGCTGGAGTTATGGCAGAGAAGAGCTATCGATAAAGCACCATATAAGACAGGTACTCTTAAAAGGGAAATAAAGGCTTTATATTCTAGCAATATGCTGGTAGCAGGGCAGTTCTTATCACAGCCTTATGCACACATACAGGATGAAGGAGGCAGGGCTGGCCGTGGCGGTTCAGTCTATATAAAGCCGAAACACTACTTCTTTAAAATGGCTGAAGAGAGCGAGCCTGAAGTTGAGAGGATTTATGAAGAAGAACTGGAGAAGGTTATAAATGGCTAATGACATTGTAGGGATAAAAGATGCAATAAAGACTTTGATGGAAGCCGTTACAGGCATGGATAAAGTTTATGAGTATGGTATCAAAGAACTTACAGCATATACTTGCATGGATATATACTGGGATGGCGTAGAAGAGTTTATCCCTGAGACTACACATACATATAAGGTAGGCTGGCGGTTCGACCTGATACTTTATGTCAAGGGCATGGACGCTAAGAGCAGGGATTTAAAGCTGGCAACTTTAGGGGTGCTTATATTCCAGAAGTTTTGGGAGAACCCGGACTTAGGATTTTCGGCTTACGTAGATTCGCACAGGCTGGGGCGTACGACTAACGGAACCAACCCCGGATTTAAAGTACCGCACTCATCAATGCAGATACCATTATTTGTTTATACTGAAGAAACGAGGGAGGGATAATGAAAAGTACGTACAAAAACAAGATGATGGCGACAGGGAAAAACAAATCAATCAGGCTTATCCCTAAGTATATAGGAGGGGTGGAACTTGATTTTCCAAAATATAAAAGACGGGTAAACTACGGGGATCTACTTCCGGAGATGCCTATCGAAATAGCCAAGAATAGACAAGACTTTATTTTAGTAAAGGAGAAATAAAATGACTGGTAAAAGAGGTTCAGACGGATATTTGGGAATATCCAAACAGACAGTAAAGGGTACAGCAGTCCAGGCTGCAAAGTTCTTCCCCGTAAGCGGTGCGGATAGCTGGGATTTCATACAGGACTTTATCGAGGTGAACAGTACCAATGCGGATGAGGAAATAGATGATATCCTAAAGACAGGCCATAATATAGACGGTTCATTTGATATGCTGGTGAAGCCGGATATAGGGGCTGCCATAATGGCATACGCACTAGGGGCTGACAGCGTAACGACAGGTACGGTTAATACCCATACAATCACTAAGGCTAATACAATCCCCTGGCTAACATTAGAGAGGGATTTAATCTCAACCGAGAGAGTGCTTGACGCTAAGATTAATCAAGTATCACTTTCATTTGAAGCAGGACAGCCGATAATCATGGGCGTTAATTTCTTTGGCATTGACTTGACCGAGGAAGATTCTGCTACCGATAGTTACGAAACAGACAAGCCGTTTATGACCTACGAGGGTTCTTACACCATAGACGGTAGCGTAGTTACTACAATTATGTCAGGTAACATTACTATAAATCGTAACCTGTACAAAGCCAAGACAGTAGATGACTATAAGTATAACGACTTCCTAGAACAGAAGTGTACGGTAGATGTAAACCTTACCCTGAAATTAGAGTCAGCTGATACCCAGTATCTGGCAGTCCAGATGGGCGGAGGTTCTGCACTTGTCAATACGCTTGACGGTGGGAACATCACAATAGATTGTACTCGTGGTACAGGGGCTACTGAACGAGAGTTTAAAATAGAAATACCTACTATGTACTGGCTGACAGCTACAAAGCATTTAAATGTAGACAGTTCTCCTGTAATGGTAGACGTGTCTGGTAAGGCTTACTGGCATACATCAAATGAGCTTATGACCTGCACTGTTAAGAATACGGAATCGAGTTCATATATCTAAACTAAAAGGAGGCGACTGAATATGAAAGAAATAAACATGGGGGGCTTTGAGAACCAGAGGATTGGTGTTACTTTTGCTGGCAACAGATATGAGATAGACCTGGACGCTCCGGCAGAAATATACAGGCAGTTCTTTGCTTTACCCAGACCGCCTGAGACAGAACATGACTGGAATCTAACCAAGAAATGGTTAGCGGAGTTTATAGGACACTATAACGATATAAACAAAAAGAAGTTTAAGGAAAGTTTAACTAAGGTAGCGGTTATTAATTTTGTATCCGCTTATAATGATTTTCTTAAAGGTGCGTCAAGTGGTTCAAAAAAAGTAAAGAAGACCCCAAAGAAAAAACCAGATGGATAAATCTTACAGCTAGCTTCTGGAAGTTTTACGGTAAGGAGTGGGATGATTATAAGTGGACTATGCCTACATTGAGATTTCTGGGTTATCTGGATTATATGGACAGGGCATACAGAGAGACAACAAAGACCCCGCATGAAAAGAAAGTAGACAAATTAAAAAAGACTTTGACTGAAGAGGAATACGAAGAATATTATGGCGACTAAACGGATGGAAATAAATATAGACGGAGATCCCAGGGGTGCAGTTGACGCATCTAAAAGGGCTGACACCGCTATGGGGAATTTGGGTTCTACTCTAAAGAAGATGGCACTTGCCGGAGGTGCATTGTTTCTGGCAAAGAAAGCCTTTGATGCTTTAGGGGCTGCTATGGGGAAGGTTATTGATTTCACTAAGGAAAGTATCAAGTTAGCAGGAGTCCAGGAGGCAGCAGAAAAGAAATTGGCCACTGCACTAGAGACTGCTGGCATACATACCGAGGGAGCAGCGAAACGCTTAAACGAATATGCAGCCGAACTCCAGAAAGTTACGACATACGGTGATGAAACTATTATTGGAGTAGAATCTATGCTTGCCACATTTGGAGCATCTGAAGATGTTATTAAAGATGCTACTATGGCAGTTCTTGATATGGCATCTGCTATGGATATGGATTTAAACGCAGCGGCTATCTTGGTTGGTAAAGCAATAGCAGGGGAGACAGGGACCCTATCAAGATATGGTATTATAATCGACCAGGATAAATATGCAGCCGAGGGATTTAGTGTAGTGCTGGATGCTTTAAATGATAAGTTCTCTGGACAGGCACAGTCAGCAGCAGAGACTTACGCAGGTAAGTTAGAACAAATGAAAAATGTATTTGGGGATATAAAAGAAGATGTAGGATTTGCTCTTATCCCTACGCTTACCAATCTTATGGAATGGTTTGTAAAGGGTAAGGAAGTAGTCGACCCATTTACGGGAGCTGTTACGAATTTAGAATCCCCACTTGAAAGGATAAAGACATGGGTAGGTGAGGCTGCCGATAATATGGGTAGGTGGCTTGACCTTAATTGGGATAATATTGTTAGCCTTGCGAGCGAGACATTTACAAAGATAGAAGCATTTATAAGAATAATAAAAGAGGCTGATTATTCAGCAATCAATAAAGGGTTGCAGGAGATGGGTACTGCCTTTGGGATAGTAATAGGAGATTCAAGTTCAGGTGTTACTGGCGCAGATGTAAAATACCAGGAATTTATCAATAATATCGGTGAGGGTATGGAAACGCTTGCAACTGCTATGGCAGTAACAAAAGGCATTGCAGACAGTATATATTTTATAGTTGGTATAATAACCAATTCGATATCCATAGCAATAGAATTTTTAGGTGCTTTAGGTACGTGGTTTATATCAGCAGGCAGAGAGGGTGAGGAACAATTTAATGCACTAGATTTTACTATATCTGCTTTCAAGGATATGACCGTTGAAAATTATAATGAACTTAAAAGTACATGGGATACCGTTACTACATTCATGGAACGTGAGACCGTATCATCTACTGGTAATGTTGAAAAAGAATTTAATGAAATGGCGGGCAGTATCGCTGCTAACTTTGGTAATTTAGATTCAGACATAAACACCTTTCAGGAAAGAATCAATGCCTTACAGGGTACAAATATTACATCTACTCATACCATTATTTCAAGACATGAGGATTTCTTTGTAACCAACAGCGGTTATATAAGCACTGGCCGAGCTTCAGGCGGTTCGGTGGGTTATCCGCAATACGCCCCTGATTTAAAGGTAGGCTTCTTAGGCGGTGAGACCATACTCCCGGCAGCAGTAACCAGAGCCATAAAACAAAACCTGCCCTCATTTGCAGGGCTTGATATGAGCGGAGGGGGTATTGTAAATAACTTCTCCATAGGTGAAATGGTAGTACGTGAAGAAGCAGACGTAGGCAGGATAGCAACAGAACTTTATAATATGCAGAATACAAGGGCAAGGCTAGCATGGGTTTAAACTTTACATGGGACGGTACATCAGTACTTACTAAAGGATTTACAACCCACTACGCAGATAGGGAACTCCCAGAAGAAGATAGGGGGATAATCGAGACCCAAAGGGATGGCGGTATTGAAGTATCTAAAAGATACCCTCCCCGGATAATCCCGGTAGAGGGACGTCTGGAGGGGTCGAGCTATGCCAACTTAAAAGGAACGATAGTTCCGGCCTTTTATTCATTCCTGCAAACTGATAGCGATGTACAGCTTATATTCTCTGATGAAACTGACAGGTACTTTAATGCACAGTTTAAGAAGATGCGTACTGTAAAGTCTGAGTCTATATTTAGGATTTTAGAGATTGACTTTATCTGTGCTGATCCTTTCAGTTATAACACTACAGCAGACACCGATACTCAGACAGGGGTAGTGGCAAACGATACAACATTTACAGTAACAAACAGCGGACACTATTATGCTTTCCCTACAATCACAATCACATTCAATCAGGCGCAGACACACATCTACTTGCAGAATAACACTATCACAGATAACCGCTTTGACATATCCAAGACATTTGCCGAAGATGACGAGTTGGAGATTAACTGCAAAGACAGGACTGTTAAGCTGAATGGAACATCAAGTCCTGCTGGTATTGGAGACGGTGGCGAAAGCCTGGCAGAGTTCATTCTACTGGCTGTGGGTGCTAACCAATTACAAATAGGAACTGACGATGCAGATATAGATGTAGATTGTGATACAAGCTTTGAGAAAGTGTACCTGTCATGAGTTTTACATATCGCAGACAACTTACAGCAGCCAATGGTGATTTTGAGATATTTACCAACTTCCCTGCCCTTGTCATTATAGATGATACCTCAGGTGCTTATCCAGGACTAGACACTTATGACGCTATCTCATTCCACGATTCAGACGGTACACGTTTGTCATGGGAATGTGCAGAGTTTAACGCTGGGGCAAAGTCTTATTATTTCGTCAAGTGCCTTAACATTGCAGCAACCAATACAGATTATATTGAAGTCTATTATGGCGGTGATACATCGACCGAAGATAAGACGGGTGTATGGGATGCTAACTATGTATCTGCTTATCACATGAAAGATGAAACTACCTCTACTATTTTGGATAGTACCTCCAACAATGTAGATCTAACTAAAAAGGGTGCTAATGAACCTATTGAAGCAGCGGGGTCTATAGGACTTGCACAAAGTTTTGATACTAATGATTATATTACGGTACTCGCAGACGGTACAGGGACATTTAACAAACAAACATTTACTTTAGAGTTTGTTTTTACAACCCCTGCCATACTTGCAAACTGGCGCCACCTATGGAGTTATGATTTTACTTCTCATGCAGTACCCTACTACGCTCAACATTTGAGGTACGGTTCTGGTGCTTATTTGTATTTTGGTTTTAATGATGCAGGGGTAGCTAAATCTCTAACTGGTACTACAATAGCGGCAAATACCACTTATTATGCAACGATAACTTATACCAACGGCAGTCAGGAAATGTGGATTAATGCGGTAAGTAAGGACACTGATACTCTTGCAGGTGGAATAACATACTATGCACAGGAAACGTGGATTGGTAAAACTAATTTTGGTACTACACGGGCTGAAGTAATTAATGAAGTAAGATTTTCAGATATAGTTAGAAGTGATAACTATATCGCAGCTCAAGACAAAATGCTCCGTACTCAGGACTACTGGACAGTAGGCGAACAGGTCAAACGTAAAAGAATTTATTCCCCGACAACCGTATTAATCAAAGGTAGATTATGAGCATACAGTTAATAGATAGTTATAATTTGACATATCAATCCAACGGCCAGCAGGTGCAGGCTACTTATCCTGGGGCTGCCCATTCCTTTATAGGCAGGGCAGGGGATTTAAGGTATGTAAAATTCTATGTAAAAAAGGAAGGCTCTCCGGCTGGTAATGCAACTGCAGTACTCTATGCACATTCAGGGAACTATGGCACTTCTTCAGTACCTACAGGAGCGGCACTAGGTACATCTGACACTATTGATGTTTCAGAATTAGGTACAAATTACAGCCTTATAACTTTCACTTTTACTGGTGCGCAACAATACACGATGATTGAGGGTGTTAAGTATTGTATAGCGCTAGCATATTCAGGCGGTGATATTTCAAACAGGCTGGTAGCTGGGCATGGTATTGAAACAGTCTATGGACATCCCGGTAATTTGAGCGCTGTAATAGGCGGTTCATGGGTAGCTGTTGCGCCCTCAAATCTATGTTTCTACGTCTATGCTGATGTAGTAACGACTGCAACCGGTGACATAATATCAATCGGTGAGCCTGTAAGCCTTACTACTACCAAAGAGATAAATGGTCCCTGGACTGCAAAGATGCGTATTTTAGAAGATGACTACATTGCTGCTGAAAGTTATGTTGATATAGATTCTGAAACATACATCGTCAAGAAACTTCGTAAGATAAAAAACGGGGGCAAGACCTATTTTGATGTGGATTTATATCATAACATGAGTGAGCTTGCTGATATATCTATTGACCAATTCCATCTCTACAAAACACCTACAAATTATATGGATACATTCTTGGCTGGCTCTGCCTGGACGAAAGGTACTATGTCGGCTTATGGCGGAGGGGCATTCCCATTAAGAAGTGACAGGCGTATAAACATACTGGAAGCTCTTTACTTATTGGCAAACAAATACAATGTTGCATGGGAACTTAATTTCAATTCAGCCACAAGAACAGTAGACTTATTGGAGACATTAGGCACGGCAACCAAACTACAGATAAGATATGACAAAAATTGTGATTATATAGAAAAGGAAGAGGACAGCACCGAACTTGTTACCCGTCTTTATCCTTATGGCCCAGATAACCAAACAATCAATACTACCAGACTAGATGACTGTGATGACGCATCTCTTTACACGGCAAGCGGGGCAGGGGTGCTTGCGGATTATACACAAAACAGGATGCAGGGTTCCGGCTCAATTAGTATTTCTTCCGGAGCGCAGAACGAAACATATACCAGAGACTTGGGGGCAGGTAATGAGATAGACCTATCTGGTCATGACACTATTAAATTCTGGATTAACACATTCCTTACTGCGCCACTCAACACGATAGCAATAGGATTTGGAGAGGCTGCTTGGTGGGAACAGAGTTACCTAATACCAACAGCACACACATCAACTGATTACTGGAAGGAATACACTTGGGATATTTCAGGTATTGCAGATGCTGCCAAAGATGCTGTTAGATATATAGGAGTCCAGTACCAAGGAGCTGGTGCGTATGCTTTCCTCGTAGATGATATACGGGCATTTGACGGCAATATTTATCTGGATAGTGCCAATATTGCAACCTATAAGATTAATAAGGAAATGGCATTCTTCACATCGTCTGATGTGCAATCAGAAATAGAGGCACAGGGGCAAGCCTACCTTGATGACCATGATGAACCTAAACTAAGATACAAGGTTCATATGGCTGACCTGTCAAAAGCTATAGTCGATACGTGGGAAGACGAGACAATAAGTCTTGGCGATACAGTAAGAGTATATGATTCAGACCTCGGTATAAATGTAGATTGTAGGGTAAGGAAAATAACTAAGGACTTACTTAATCCTACCAATACCGATATCGAATTGACTAACAGGGCGTATGACATAACAGACCTACAGGCAAAACTGGAAAAACAACTCAAGTATGCCATGCCATTTAATGATAACAAAAGAATAATTTATGCAAACACAATACAAGAAGGATATATAGGGGGAAGTGTAGGGTAATGAAAAAGATAATATTTATAATGGTATTAATAGCTGTCTTAATAATCCCGAGTCTGATCTATGCAATTCCGTATGACAGGGATAGTTTAGAAAATCAAGTATCGAGTATATGGATAATCTTAAAAAGCCATGCAAGGATAATCGACCAACTAAGGAATATAGACCCTACCATCATCAATGAGGGTGATATTGTAAATATAACCCAAAATAATATGGTAGTAGAGTATGCTCCCCAGACAGATGGTCCGTGGACAAAGGAGAGTTTTATTAATTCGGGTTATAGAAGAACAGGTTACACTTATGATGGCATAACAACTTATGTTGTAGAAGAAATACAATTTTGTTGGAGTGATGACAATACAATGATGTTTATAAAAAAATAATTCATGCCAACGTGATAACCAAAGGACAGATAGGAGATGTTACCTGATGCCGGACAGAAGACTGGAAGATAAGATTAGTGTGGAGGACTTAATGAAGAAACCACAAAAGGAATTATTGACAATGATTTATTTGCAAGCCTGTAAGATAAAAGGCCAGGTAGCAGAAAACATACGGGACATACAGGAAAATAGGTTAAGCATTAGCAAGCTACAGGATAAGTGTGATATGTTTATAAGCACTAAGGGTTTTGCAGTGGGAGCAACAATACTCGGCTTCATTATAATTTTATTCAATGTACTCAATTATTTTGTGAGGTAATATGATACGTGTAGGATCAAGCTGTGCGTTAAGTCCAAAGATGGCACTCGGTAAAGTCGTAGAAACCAGAGCATTTATCGGTAGCCAGTCAGCGTGGAAATCAACAGCACAGGTAGCATTACAAAATAAGCAGTTCTTAATAATGACGCACTCAATTAATAGAAATGATATGTCGGGGCATTATCCATCAGACCTAGAATGGATATCATTTATAAATGGCATACACACATACTTGAAAAACATAGGGCATACACCTAACACTTGCCGGTTGAGTTTGGTAAACGAGCCAATGAAGTTTATGGGCCGTGAAGAATATGCACATCTAGTTAATCTGGCGTGGTATGAACTAAAGGATAGGACACCACGATTCTTAATTGGTGCAGGCAATGAGGAGTTCTTTACTGCACAGGCTAAAGGCAATATGTATCAGTATATACTAAGTAATTGTAAGTTTGATATTTTAGACGTTCACATACAGGGGTCTTGTAGCACTATTGAATTACTTGATATGTGGG